AAAACACCAGTACTTGCCCTTACTTTTGTCCAAAACTTATCAAAACCTTTAAACCTACCTGCTGTCATTGTTGTTTGACGAGCAGAACGATTTAACCAAGGCATCAATGCATTGTCCATTATGGTCGGATCTAATTCTGATAATCTATTTGCAAATGTTTTATTTTTTAAAATTTTAAATGTATCTTCTATTGCAGGTTGTACAAACGCAAAACGTAATGCATCATCTATATGCTTAGTCATTATGCGTAAATCTAACGATAATGGCTTGTTGTATTCTACACGTTCTTTAGTAAACCCATTACCAGTAGAGGGTAATGATTGTCTAAACTCACTTCTTAAATCTTCTAGCTTTGCTTTTATTTCTGTTTCACTTACTAAAAAAGGATCTGTTTTAGCTGGTACATAACCACCTCTATATGACCCATATTTATTAACTATAGGTGTTGCTTCTACTTCTTTAAAATAATATCCATATACATCGTTATGTGCTTTTTGTATAAGAGGTTTCATCTGTTCATTAAGATCCCATACTTCTTGTAAAAACGTATAATCTTTAGCAGTAAGAACTCCTTCATTAATCATACGAGCTACAAAAATATCCCATGCAGTTGTATTTAACGATCCATCTTCATTAATATTTGCCCAACCACGACCTAATAAAAGTTTGCGTAAATTACTTGTATTACCAGTATGCAACATAGCACCAAGCAATTCAGATTTACCAAAATCACCGTTAGCATTACCAAATGTGTAACCAAATTCTCCAGATACAATCTTTCCTTTAGGCATATCTAACTTTGCAAGCATTTGTGAATATTTTTTTGTGTAGTTAGCTCTTTCTACTCTGTATTTATTTAATGCATCTTTTACTGGACGCCATATATATCTGGTAAATGCACCTGCTCGTACCTCATCACGTTCTAAAACTACGCTACCAATTAAACCTTGACCAGTTTTTGTTGCACCATCCATACCATCTGCCCAATGCTCAATACGTCTTACCATAGCTTTACCTTGCTGCATTGCCCTCATAAAACGTACTCGTGTTCTTGGTGCTGCATCAACTCCTACTGGTGTTGGGGTTTCCATTCTTGACATAACACCAACTAATTCATCTACTACTGCTTCTAGCTCTACACGTTTACCTTCTATAACAATTTGCTTGTCTCTTCTTGATTGATACCACAATGTCTGAATCATTTCGTATACAGTGTCAAATTTTTCAGTTGTCAAATCTTTAATATCTTGCTGACCTTCACTTGTTAAATCTTCTATTAATGGTTTTAGTTGTTCAAACATATCAGGATTGTAGGCTTGTAATTTATCTGTGTATGAAGAAGGTTTATCAACAGCAGGGCCTAAACCATAAGCAGCAAGTATTGCTCTAGCAGCACTTACTAAATCCATATTTCTTGTTTCGGCTATTTTTTTATCAGAACCAAATACTTTCTTAAAGTCTTTTTGTGCTTTATCAAATGTTTTATGTATTTCTAATGCTTCTTTAGCTAATTGATTATTTAATAATTGTGATTTTTTTGCTTTAATTGCAGCAAGAGTATCACCTTTTTTCATTGCAGCTTCAGCAGCTTTTGCAGCTTTTATTTCATTACGACTAAATTGTGATGGCCTAATATCTCTTAATTTCTTTTTAGCTAATAAATCTTTTGCAACTTGTTTGGCAGCAGCAACTTGATATCGTACTGGCTGCATAGATTTAGATAAAAAACGTAATTCAACAGATATAAATCTTGCTCTTGCTTCGTTATGTATTGCTTCTTGTACTTGTAGTTCTTGTCTTCTTGGATCAGTAAGGTTACTAAACTCATTAAGCATACGTTGATCTGTACGCTCCATAACTACTTCTTTTATTGGTCGCATATCTACTAACGCATTTACCATTTCTACTGCATCTGCAAAACCAAACATCTCAGCAACAAGAGATACAGGCATACCTTCTTTTGCAACCATGCGTTGTCTACGCAATTTTTGTATTTCAGATTTCATGTCGTAAAAAGGTACTAATTCTTGTAATGAATCTGCTGTTATTTTGTGACCTTCTCCGGCAACAACTCTTTCCCCTTGGTCGTTAACAAATTCACCACGTTTTAAAAATGCTTGTACTCTATATAATTTTTCTTTTTCTGCTTTATTAGTTTCTTCTTGTATTACTTTTTTTCTTGTCTTTTCTACATCTTTTTGTATATTTTTTAATACTTTGCTTCTTGCATTAGACAACCATTTTACTTGTCGCATACTAGCTTTTGTTAAGTCTTCCATAGATTTATCTTCTGCTTCTTGCATTGCCTTTGTATATTCATTCCATGTTGCGTCATCCATACCGCTTTGTTCTTGTGTTTGGAACATAGCCTTCATGCCGTATATCTCTTCAGCTTGTGTTATTTGCTCTTCAGTAGCCAACATACGATCCATAACACTTCTTATCTCATCAGTTAATATTGGCAAGTCTTGGCCGTTTTCTTTTCTGTATATAATGTTTAATTCATCTCTTATAGACCTGTAAATTCTGCGTAAAAATTTACTAAATCTATTAAATATTTCTTGTAATCTAGTACTTGGTGCTTTGCCTTCGTATAAATAAATTTCGTAATTATAAGCAAACGCTTCGTGAAATTTTCTTTTTTGATCTATAGATAATTGATTCCAAGCTTGTGCATCTTTTACGCCAAAAAACTTTAACAACGTTTGAAAATCATCTGTTTGCTGTTGTGATGCTTGATCAGACATTGCTATGTCTTCCATAACAGTTAGCATATAATGCGCTGTCTCATGTAAAAACGTAGAAAAATCAGATTCTTTTGTAAGTACTGTAGTTAATGTTTTAGGATCAAACCCACCTCTTATACCGTCAGGATCTGATTGCTGTAAAAACTCTCCTACTTTTACTCGAATAGATCCTCTAGGCTTTCCAACTGAGAGTCTGTAATCTCTTCGTCCGTTTGGGAATTCATCATCGAGACTAAGTCGAGAAGGTTCGACCCTGATTGCAACTGCGGTATCACCGTAGCCAGTATCTGTGATAGCTCTGGTGGTAACGTAGACATCAGGTTCTCCAGCACTTCTAAGTTGACCTGTGGCTCTAATTTGTTCTGCTGCTCTTCTGTTGGTGTGGTGGAAGACAGTGACAGTTCCGTCTGCGTTAAGGGGGAGTCCTGTGGTTTCGTCAATTCTTCCTTGTTGTTGGAAAGTATCAACCTCTCGTATCTGTCCAGATCCTCCATCATCTCGTTGTGTGTCTCTTGATTGCTCCTCGGATTGTACTGATAACTCATTGTCTACCTCCTGTAATGTAGATTGTATGTCAGCTTCTGATATACCCATTCTAGCAACTAAAGACGCAGCAGCATTAGCATAATCAGGTGCTGCGTTATCTTCGTAACCTGTTTCTACTACTGTTTCTTTAAGTTTTGCAGAATCATATAATTTTTTTTCTGGATACCACATCAATGCCTGTAAATCTGCCATTGTTAAATTTGGATTTTGTTGTTGCAATATTGGCAATACTTGTCCAAAAACTTTTTCTATAAATCTTCTTTCTGGTGGCCCTTTAGGTTGCTCTTTTTGACCATCTAAATAACCTGCTAATGAATTACCTGCTTTGCGTATTTCATCTCCAATACTTATTCGTTTTTCACCTTTTATAGGTTTACCTTTAATGTTTGTTATTGTGTCTGCAACATCATTGTCTGGTTCAATTAAAGATATTTCTGCCATTAAATCACGATTTGCAGGTATGGTTGTTCTAGTTTCTATTCTTTTTGCAACTTCATCTAAATCACCTAAAGTAAGTTTTCTGCCAAGAATTGTCTCAAATGCTTTTTTTTGTTCTTTAGTTAAAGCTTTTATATATTGTTTTAATTGGTCACGTTTAGTTTTAGCTTGCTTTGTATAGTTAGTAACAAGAGTACCTGTCATGCGACCCCATGTACGCATAGCCCATCTATCTAAAGTTAATTGTTCATAGTTACCGTATAAATTTGCAAAAAAACCATTACCTATTTTAGGGCCAATAACAGCAGCACCATATACTATTTCACTTTTACCAAATTCTTTAATTGAAACACCTGTATATGTTTCTACTTCTTTAACTGTATGTGTTGTACTCATAAATTTTTCTACATCTTCTATACCGTTTTTTTCAATTAATTCATTAATTAATTTAAAACTTTTAGACATTGCACGACCTGCTTTGCCCTGCCCATAAGGCGTTGGAAATTTACCATTTTGTTTCCAGTAACTGTATACATCTTCTGCAAGGTCAAAATTTGTATTTACATCTATACCGTTAGATGTAGTTGCCAATGCCCAAGTAAAAGCAAAATTTGATGCTGCGTCAGTAGTTAATTCTGGATGTACCTTTGCTAATAACCTTTTAGCTTTTGTGACTTTTTCGTTATACCAACCTATTGCGTTTGGGTTTTCTACTAGTGCGTATTGTGCATCTGCTAATAATGTCTGTACTAAATATTTTTCTGTTTCTACAGAAGAATCTGAAAGATCTACTTTACCTTTTTTAGCTTCATTATTAACACGTTCTTGTATTTCTAATTTAAAATCCCGGTTAGTTGCAAATGGTTTACTAGCTGCAAAATCAAAATTTTCTACAATTCGTGCTATTTGATATACAGCTTGTGGTACTGGCTTGCCTTTTTTTTGCTTACCTCTTTGTGCCAATATTTCCTGTGTTTGTTGTTTATATATGTTTGCTATCTCTGTATCCCATGTACCGCTATTAAAAGTTGATTTAACTGCTTTAGGATCAAATACAACTATTTCTCTAACATCTCTCATTTCACCGGGCATAATTGCACCGTCATGTCCTTTTGCAATAAGGTTGTCTCTAAATTGTTCTGCCGTTACCTGTCCTGACCTTACTAATTCTTTATCGTCTAAAGTTGCATTGTATGGATTTTCTAAACGTACATACAAAGGCATAATAATTGGATCTGTTGGGCCAGCAGGTAAACGGCCATCTTTAATTCTTAATTTTTTTAATTTTGTATATTCTTGGGCTAGCAGAATATTATCAGTTACATAAACTCCAGTACCTAACCAACCACTATCTAATCTTTTTGGATGATCTAATTTAAATTCACTAATGCTGTCTGTAGTGCCGTGGTAAACAACTTGTGGTGTGCCGTCAGCATTTTTTAAAACTGATTTACCAAAAAACTTTTTAAACTCAGGTGTGTCTAGCTTTACTGAACCATCTTGGTTAAATAGTTGTTGTTCTGGCGATACGTTAAATTTATCGTCAGTAGTTATTTTGTAAAAATATTTATCAAAAAATTCACTTGGTTTTATGTTTAGTTGGTTTGCCTGAGTAACTACAAAATCCCTGACAAAATAAGATAAAAATTTAGTTTGGTTAGGAGTATAAACACCAGTAGCTTTTAACTGATCATTTATATTTGTTTGTATTTTATTTGCGTCTTTTCTTATTTCATCTGCCAATTCTTTTTGTTGGTTTAATATTTGTTCTGCTTCTTCTCTAAGTGTTTCTCTTTCATTTGCAAACTGGCCAGCTTCTGTTGCACTCATGCTGTCTTGTGTTACACGCATATGTGGTTGCAATGCAATACCTAATTGTGTGCCAGCAATTTTTGCAGCATATGTTCCTGTTGGTACTGCAATATCTCCTTGTCCACCTGTTGCATTTATTTCTTTTAAATCATTTGCTATTTGCGGAGAAAACAACTCCAACTGTTCCATAGTTATACCATTGCTTCTTAGCTGTTGATTTAATATTTCTGCGTCTATAAAAATGTTTGGTACGTCTTTGTCACTAGCTACATTCTGTACATAAGTTTCAAAAGCATTTGGGTTTCTAATTTTTGTTTTATCTGTAGTAGATAAAGTAGATAATGAATCAATAAATGCAGCATCTTTTGTTGCTTTCTTTGCTTTACTTGTATTAGTTATAAAACTAGGCCCTGCACTAATACCAGCAAGTGGCAACATACCAGTAGCAACCATTTCAAATACAGCAGCAAGTCTTTGTGATATTTCTGTTCTACCTTCTGCTGTTAATAATTTACTTTCAAATTCACCTTCTTCAAAATAATTAGCAAAATCTTCACCTGCAATATTTACCAATTCTTGCAATTGTTCAGTACCTACTTCTGTGGCCCAACTACGAAAAGCTTCAGTACCAGTTTTGCGTAAAACTTGTACCATAGTAGGTTTTATTAGAGACTTGTTAACTTCTTGCATAGTCTCTCTTATTAGTAAACTTTTTATTGGTGCTGTTACTGTACTTAAACCTACAAATTCTAATCCACCATTAACAAGACCAACTGCTATACCAACATTTCTTGCTACGTCATGAGAAATACCCATATCAATAAGAGCATTATATTGATGACCTGCTTCTATCATCGAACCTTCTTTTGCCGAACCAGTGGTTAATCCCCATATAAATCCAGTAATAATGCCACCTTTAACAGTAATAGGTGCAAATGGGCCACCAAATAATCCTAATGTTCCACCTGTTGCTCCACCAGCCACACCAAATTTTACTGCTTCTTGCATGGTCTTAGACCATTGACCACCTATAGTAAAAGTGTTTTCCCATAGCCCAGATCCATCACTTTCTAATTCTTCTAGCCTTACACCTATTTCTTCTATACGTTGATCTATTATTTCATTAGATTTTCCTAAATCTACATTTAACGATTTTTGAAAACCTAGCTTACCCTGTTCAGCTTGTAACCTACCTTTTTCCCATCCTTGCCTAGCATTCTCAGGAAAATTTTGTATACCAGTAAATGCACCTTCTATAAGACCTAATCGCTCTACATTGTCTTGTGCTATTGCTGCAAAATTAGGATCAGTTAAATGACGCATTAATATTGGATTTGTTTGTGCTAAATCCAAACGATATATATTTTCTCGTTTATTTCTTTCTCTTAAAATTTCTAGAGTTGTATCACTATTTAATGCAACTCCGGGTGGTAAATTTAAACGCTCTGCTAATTTTTGTGCTTCACCAGTATTATCTGGATTTAAAGAAGAAACTGTATTTAAAATTTGTTTTAATTTTTTTTCACGTTCTTTATTTTCTTGTTCATATAAATCATCAAATGGATTTTGTTGACTATAATTTTGACTTGGTGCTAAAGAATTTAAATCATCAAATGGATTTGTAGACATTACTGTTCCTCCCTATATGCAAATGCTTCATTTACATTTTTAGGTTGACCTTTGCGTACAAAATAATCTGCAATATTTTTTTGCGTTACAGGTTTATTTGCTTTGCGTAAAGATTCTGTAATTAACGCTAATACTTGTGGATCAATTTTACTTGTAAATACTCTTATGTTTTCATTGTTATAAGGTACGTCTACATAAACATCTTGTAATTGATCTTGATCAACAAAGAATATATTTGTATCCTTGGTATCGCCACCACCAATAAACCCTAAAAACGGATCATTATCAACATTTACATTGTCTAATAATACATCGTTTAATGCAGCTTGTTTTTCACCCATAGTTAATTTTACGTTGCCTTTTGCTATTTGTCGTGCATTAATTTCTTTTAGCCATGCGTCATTTATAGCAATATATCTTTTTTTCTTTTCTTTATTTTTAGACGTATATAAATCACCCATGTCATATCTGTCTAATGTAGCTTTTAACATAGTGACATTACCTGTTGCTTCTACTACAGAATCTTCACTTCTTAAAGAATCTGCATATCGTTTTAATTCAAGATATTGTCCATTACTTAATTTGTGGCTATGAGATTCTAAATTAGTTGCAACTTCTGCTGGATTACTTTTTAATTCAAATTCTGTATCTACATCTGATTCTACTGGCTGTCCATTTTTTAATATTTCCTGATCTTGTTCAGTAAAATTATCAATACTAATATTATTGGCAATTAAATTTTGCCATCCTCCCGGTTCTGCAAATGCTATTTCTTTTGCATTATTAAACGCTTGATTATATATAGCTTTTGTTTTGTTTTCTATTTTACTGTATTTAATATCTAAATCTTTTAACGCATAATCTAATTCTTCCTCATCTATAACTGTATCTTTAAGTTTTTCTACTAACTTTTCTTTTGGCTGTAAACCTGTAACTTCATCAACTATTATTGTTTCGTCTGTGTCTGGGTTATAATCATAATCAACATTTTTCTTTAAAACTTCTAAATCATTAGCAACTTTATTTTGATATATTTCTGCTTTATCTGCTTTTGTTTTGTCAAAATCTTTTTGACCAGTTCTTCCTCCAAATCTTTTTTCACCAGTAAAAAATTCTAAATCTTCAGTACGAACACCGGGATTTTGTTTTATTGCATTATCTGGATTTTGATAAAATTCTTTTACAGCTTTACTGTATGCTGCACCTCCTGTCCTACCAGTTCCAAAATCACTTCTTTTTGGTGGGTTTGGAAATATAGTTTTTGTCGCACCATAAAATTTATTATATTTATCACCTGTTGCATCAAGAACAAATTCATTGTATTTATCTAAGATTGCTGCTTTTATTATTTTTTCATTGTCTGGATTTTTTAAAAATTCTTCTTCAAATTTTTTCTTAGCTACTTTATATTTTCTACGACCTGCTTTATTGTTTGGAAATGTATTTTTAAACTCAGGTAATTCGTATTCTCGTTCTGCTTTTCTATATAACGAGTCTGCTTTACTTACACCTAATTTTTGTATTGCAAACACATGGGTCGATTGGTGTTGCGGTATCATTTTTTTGTAAATACCAGACGTACTTACAATTTGTTGTAATAGTTCTATTCTTTCATTTCTTTGACTACCAGTTATGTCAATAGCTTCATCATTACTATTAAAACCATCCTTTACTGATCCACCAATACCATTAGATGTAGTGTTGTTGCTACTTAAAGAAAATACTGTATTAGCTTGATCTAAAAATTTTCCGTTGTTTTGATTACTATTATTAGCAATAAGTGTGTCATTAATAACGCCTTGGTTATGTTCCATATGATCTTTTTCTACTTTTGCTTGTAATTTGTTGGCATCTTTAGGGTTTAATATTGGATTTAATTTTTTAAATAATTTTTCTATTTCACCCCACTCTGCATCTTCATCAAGTTTGTCTATAAGGTCTTTATATATGTCATCGTTATATTCTCTTATTGATTTTATATATTGTTCACTAATTGGTATTTTGTCTCCGTTTGCATCTATGGCATTAGGATCTATATTCCAACCTTTTAATATTGCTTGCTCTTTTAATTTTTCTAACCCACCAGCATAATGCAATTGAAATGGCCCACTAGGATCATTCCAACTTGCATAATTATTTTTTGTTTCGTTTTTTAAATTCTCAAGACCAGCTTTTACTTCGTTTTCGTGTGCCAAACGTTGTTGCTTTATAGAGTGCTGCGTCATTTTATTAGTCGCAGAATTTAAAGAAACCGATGCCATATTTTCAAACAAATATTTACTTTCGCCATTGCTTGCTAATTCTGCATACTTAGCTAATAACTGATTATTACTGTTATTAACTTCATCAAAAGCAGAAATACCTTGTTCTTTATTAGTTGTTTTTACAGCATCAAAACCTTTAGTAGTTAAATAATTATTAGTACTTGCTTCTAGTTCGCTGTAAAATTCGTTATATAATTTTTTTGATTCAGCATCATTAAATTCATCTTGTAATTTAAAAGCAATTGCAGATACATCTTGTTGTGCTTTAGCAAAATTTTGTAAATCATCAGTAACGGTATCTTGTATAGGTTCTATTCTGCCACTACTAAATTGTGGAGCAGAGCCAATTTCTAATCCTTCTTGTGGTGTTAAAGGTACTGTTGCCATAATTATTTAAAGAAATTTTCTGGTAAATTACCAACGATGTTGGTTGCGCCTGTTAACAACGTACTAGTCATATTCATAAACGGACTAATAGACGAAGCAGTACTAAACATATTGTTAGCTGATACACCAAGCATATCTCCTTGTATACCAATGCCAACTGCACGAGTTCTTTGTGCATTCATAGCTCTTACTTTATTTGTGTTTAAAGTTAACCTATCTATTTCTTTCATTAATTCAGCACTGGCAAAAACATTTGCAGTACTTCCAACACCCATCTGTATACCCCTTGAAGCAAACGATGCTCTAGAACTAGAAATTTTTTGACCATATTTAAGAGTTTGTATTTGCAATCGTTTGTTATATGCTCTTGCTATATGTTGCGCTTGACTTTCTAACATACGTTTGTTGAGCTTCGCCATGTCACGCTGATGCTCAAAATTTAACGCCTGACTTTTTAATTTATATTTTTCAGTATTAGCAGCAGATTTATTAGCAATCATGCCAGTAAGTGTGCTTGTGATACCTAATCCAAGACCTAATTTATCTCCTAATCCTAAAGCTGACCAACCTGTTGCCATTAGTTCAACAAAGTACCTATTTTAATAATATACATATAGGTTTCTTGCTTACGGTTACACTATCCACCAACAGCTACTTCTAATGTCATACCTACAACTGTTAATGGTAATGGATCAGTTTGTCGTACAAATAATTGACCATTATCTTGCCAACTAGGAGTTAACATAATTTTTATATCTTGTGTTTTTAAACTTGGTGGCGTGCCATATGGCTCTGTTGTACGTTGTTTTGCTTCTATTAATTTGTCAGAAGATGGGCCAGCAAAAATACCAGAAGATTCTAATACTCTTATCCAAACATGATTTAAATTTTTAACACGACCTTGACCAAAAGCTTCTACTTGTAATGCCATAGGTAAGCTTTGCAAATCACTGTTATATTCTAAACCTATATGAACTACACTAGCTGCACGTTCTAACGTTATAGCACCACTGCTAACTACTCTTTGTGGGTGAACTGAACCATCTGCCAATATACTTACAGTTTTTCCTTCTATATGATCTAAACCTGATATAGAATTTCTTGCAACTTCATAAGAAGTTAATCCTGTATTACGCAAAGATGCAGGTAAATCTTTATCTAATTTTGCGGTTGCTACTGTTTGACTTGATGTAGCAAGTATAGTTAAACGATATAAATTAGTGCCATCAACTATAACTATTGCATCATCTTTATCATCAACACTAGGTGGTGCATTAAATAAATTGTAGTTAGTGGTTACTGTAACGCTTTCACCTCTTGTGTAATTTGTACCTCCAGATATTGTTACTGTTTGATTTGTATCTGTATTTGTACCATTGTATGTTGCACCACAATCAACAAAAAAACTATCACGTTGCGTAGCATATATTCTTGTTCCCATACGTTCTACATATCTTTTTACTGCGCCATTAATAGTTCTTTTTATAACGCAATAAACAACGTCATCAGCACCTTCTGCAACTACTGCAACACTTTCAAACAAACCATCAGTATCATGTTGATGCCATGCACCTATTGCTTGTTCTGGTACATATGTAAGACCTAACAATTTACCTTGATCATTAATAAACCAAACTACAGGCAATGGTGCTTTTGCCATACCCATATCTTTAATTTCAAAATGGTCAAATAAATGCGCTGCTCTTAATGACAAATCTCCTGTAATAAAACCATTTGCTTGCCAGTTATAACCTAGCTCTCTAACATGACCGCCACGAGATGCTGCATAAACCATGCTGTTATTAACAATTACTGGTTGAGCATTATTAGAACCTACATATGATTGTGGTTTTACTGATATAGATGTTGGTGTTATAGCGTCACTATTAACAGAAGTTACACGCCATTCTGCTGATCCTGTTAATAATAGCAATTGTGTTAACGGAACAATATGTCTTATAGTATTTGCTTCACGAGCAGCAACTCTAAACTCAATACGGTCATCATCTCGTATAGGTAAACCAAAAGACATATTACTTTCAGTACCTGATTTAGTCATCCATATACTTTGTGGAAAATTATTTGGCCCTGCAAACACTCTGCGTTGCTCAAAATAAGATACAGCACCGGGATAATTACCAGTACCTACAAAATCATTTTCGTATATTGGTGGCGTTACAGTAAAATCAGGTGCAATATTATTATCAATAATACTTGTAGAAGTAGTTTCTCCAATAAAACCAAATATACCACCTTGATCTTTATAAACTCTATATCTACTTGCACCAGTAACTGCGTTCCAAGAAATTGTATTTTTTGCTCCACTTACAAAAATATTATTGGCAACAGAAGCAGCACTTGATTGTGCGCTTTCATCTACTAAATTTGTTGCAATAGCAGTAACAACATAATTATGAGTAAAAAAAGTATCTGTATTTGTACTAGAAGATGAAGGTATATAAGCAGTAACACTTACTCCTCCGGGTGCTGAAATTGGACTACCAAAATTAATTACCAAAACCTCCCATTTAGTTGCACCTAATCTTCTTAATTCTCTTGGGGCGTGATTAGGATGTACTAATGTCACAACATCAGCAGATTGTACATAATGTAAATCAAATAATTCTGCTTCTAAATATGGTGATGGTATCTCGTATATGTTTGGATTTGTAGGCATTGCATACCAATTTGTAGCATTAGGTGGCTGGCTATTAGAATGCGCTGTTTTAGCATAGTAATTTACGTTGTTATATTTTGCTATATCGCCTACTGCATAGTTTGTACCACTATTCCATGCTGCACCATCGCTATAAAATAAAGTTTGTCCTTGTGTATGAAATCTAAAATATTCATTACCCATTTCAATAACCATAGTTTGTACGGTATTAAATGTAAAAGACAACAATCTTGTAGCTTTTGTACTGTCTTTTACTTCTCTAACAAATGCAAATCCCGGCCTGTTTTCTGCTGGCCCTTGTGGTTTAGAAATAAAATTACGCATTGTTGCTGCGCCTTGTTGATACTTTGCATCATCTATACGCCCAAACATTTCTGGTGATAATTCACCTGCTGAAAATGCTTTTGAAAATGTGCGTGTAGTTGGCATTGCCTACCTCCCAGATGTCCAAGGTACAATATGTTCTATCGTAATATCTCTTTGTAAATTGTCTGCTTGCTTTGCACTTGCTAAATACCCTTGCATCATTTCTATACAACGTTTTGCTTCTGCCATACCTTGATCACCTTTAATTATTGGCCCTGCAAGCATTGATGCTAAATGCCAAGATAATGTATTAACAAATAAAGGTGGAAACAAAGATGGATCAGTAATAAAAGCTTGATACCTTAACATTGCGTTTTCTTGGTTTGTATAAATATATGATCCTTCTATCGCAAATTGTTGTGGTGTATATTGTCCGGCTACTATTGTTGGCGCATAATTTGATGTTATACCACCGGGTGTATCGCCAGCAGACATTCTTGTAGCGTAATCGTTTTGTGCTGTAGGAGATATTATTGCAACAGCAGACATCATGTCAGCAGGTGTTGCATATGCATAATCCCATTGATCTAAGGTATTAGTTGTTAATGCTAAACTACCTCGTTTAGATGCAAAACTCCATGTATGCATTGCTAACAAACTGTTTCTTGCAATTGGATAAAACCTTGCAGCTTTTTCTGCTTGTGCTGATCCTTCTGGTGGGGATAGCGTAGCTATTGTTGCATCATCACCCAAATTTGCTAGGGCAAGGTTGCAAATATCTACTTCAGTTGCCATGTCATCTCCTAAAAAAAAGAGGAGGTTAGCAGTAATCTACTAGCCCCCAGTATGCAAATAAGAAACTAATACCTATTTACTAGCTGCTTCAAGTTGACTAATAAGAGTTTCTTTAGTTTGTCTTCTATCAAGTTCAATACCAATAGAACGACCATAAATTTCAAGTTCTGCTTTAGTCATTGATAAATAATCAATTGATTGAGTAGTTGGCTGAACATTTTCTGACGGTACGGTTGTGTTTGACGCCACAGGTAGATCAGGTTCAGTTCCACCAACTAATTCAATATTACTATTGAACTCTCCATTGTATTCAAACTCTTCATCAACTTCTCGCATGGATTGACCAACGAAACACTTGACTTTAGCTTTGTAAATAGGCATAGATTCTCCTTATTAAGCTACGGTAAAACCAGAAGCATAGAACTTTCTACCGTCACCGATTGTTTCTACTATATCAGCAGTAACTTTACCAGCGTTAAAAGTACCAGCAATTGTGTATCTAGCACCAATATATCTCTGGCCTTTGCCAGCAATATCTGGGTTAAAACGTACTACTACGTTTTTGCCTAATGTTAGTGCTGCTGTAAGGATTGCATCGCTGCTACCAATAACAGTAGGACTAGACAAGTCAGCATTTGCGCTAGTAATAACTTCAAACTTTACGCTTGTACCATTTGCTAATGCAGTAGTAACAGCAAAGTTCATATACAATGCAGTACCTTCACCTATGTCTCTAGCAGTTCCTAGATCTACAGTGTTAGTAGATACAGCAGTTGTTGTAAGTGCTTGATCTTCACTTACTCTGAGTAATGAATCAGTAATCATTTTTAATCTCCTTTGTTAATAAATTAATTAAACAACACGAGCTTCGCTGTTAATCAACGCATCCACTCTTCTTAGAGGTACGCCTAAGAATGATAAGTAGCTTTGTGCTGATCCAAACTGTGATAAACCTTCTTGTATTGACAAGACGTTTTGTGATTTATCAAGTGCTGCAATAGACATTCCAGAATGAACTGTTCTGTTCATATAGAAAGCTGCTCTACCCATTGCCATGTTTGGTATTCTGTACAATGCTCTAGCCATTAGTTTGACTAAGTTGGTTGATGCAGCAGCAGTTTGTGTATTAGCACTGCCAAGGAGGTCAGAAATGTCGATGTTGCAAATACGAACAACGTATCTCCAATCTTTAACAACAAGACCATTTTTCCACTGATAACGTGTAGCAAAAGCTTGTAGTCTTGTGCCATCACTGTTGTATACAGTTTGCTCACCTAGATCTTCGTGTGTCAAACCTGCTTTAGATCCTTTAGGAAAAGGGCAATATACAGTTTGGTCACCCCAAACAACTAGATATACAGAAGCATTATCAGAACCTGATCCACCTGCATCAAGAATGTTTACAGCGTTATCAGCAGATAAATCACCATATCTTGGTGCTAAACCTAAAAACTTCTTAGGATCTGTTCCGGGATTACCATAGAACATAGTCTCTGCTTGAGTCTGGTTCATTGCTTCCAAAAACGCAGTATCTTCAGATAGACGGAATTGTGCAGTGTTACCATTTAACATTGCTAAGTCTTTGTCCACTTCAGAACGTGCTTCAAGAATTGCACAGGCTTCATCAACTTGAGCAGTTGTTGATTTACTGCCGGGAATACCTTGGTTTAATGCACGGAAATAAACTGATGGTAAACCAGTTCTAATAATTACACGTTCACCAGTTGGTAAATTACCTTCCTTAAACACGCAATCATCTAGTATTTCGTTGCTTTGTGATAATAATTCTGCAACGATTGGAACTCTACCGTCTGGGTCAGATCTTTTTGCCCAATCCGCTAGGGTTAAATTTGAGGTTGAGAGAGTAGCCATTTAATAACTCCTTACTTGTTTTGCTGATTAGAATACAATGAATTTGCTATAGCGTTAAAATCTTTTGGGCCACTATTTCTAGAATAATCAGCACCTTCAGAATTACCGACATAACTGTCTTCACTGATTGCCTTACCTGCTCTGTACATAAACCTGATTATTTCAGGGTGATTTCCAAAGCCTGTTTCAACTAGCAGCGACTTCAAGGCATCATTACCAAACGCATCTAAAGCAGTTTTTGCAATTTCTAAATTGTCGTTTAGTTTTTCACCGCCAAATTCTTCGTCAGCTTGTGAATTACTTACCCAATCAGCTTTTGCAACTTCTAAAGCTTTAGCTTGTTTGGCTTGTATGACAGGTGCAACCTTGTCTAATACCTTTTGTGCAGCTTCTTGTGGCAGGTTAAGTTCTTTAGCGACATCACCGAATGCCGTTAAGACTTCGGGGTCGAGTTCATTTGGTGCGTCAGCCACCTTTGGATTAAACTCGTATTTCTCAGGCGCACCTTCTGGTGCTTCTGATTCGCTAGTTTTACTTTCAACAGTGGTTTCATCCGAAACTTGTTGATCCTGTACAGTTTCAGCTTGCTGCTGTGTTTCAGTAGTCTGCTCACTAGTAGCAGTATCTACCGATTGCTGTTGTTCGCTGCCTTCATTTGTTTGGTTGGCTTCCGTCATCAGCATCTCTGACATTTTTTTGCTCCTTAATCATTGTCGGGTATAACTCAGGGCAGAGAGTGTGGATTAAGTTAAGTATTTGCAAACCATAATTCCTGTTACCTTCGCTAAATGACATTGCCATTGCGTTAGTGTTGAACGATGATCGAAAAACACCTGCTTGTTCCAGAAGTCTCCAGATTAATCTGCGACCCCTCTTGCTGCTCATAAGCCATTTAATATCCGACTCTTCATTTTGGCGGTCAATTCTTTCCGCAGACTTTTTATTGTCTTTAGATTTTTGTTGACCTTTGAGATCGAGAGGATTGTATTCGCTCATAAACCAATATATCTAGCTATAACAAGGTTACGGTTACACCTATTTTTGGTTTGGATACATTTTTTTTGCAGTTTTTGCAGCATTTTCAAAATCTTTTGCAGTAGGTCTTCCTTTTTCACCTTTTTTCTTCATGCGTTCACCAGAACCACCTTTAATTCTTTTACGTTTTCTGTGAATGTTTTCGTATAAACTCATTTTGTTGTAGCTCCGTATAGTTTGTTTGCAAATTCTTCTTGTTTAGTTTTATTTTTTTTCTTTTCTTTTTCTTTTTTATCATGCGCTTCTAACATTTTCTTGTACTTCATTCTATATTCGGCTGACATATTGCCATAACCAAAGTTGTCTGCTGTTTTTTCAGCCATAATTACCTCCTATGCTAAGTATGTAGCTTGTTTAGCAGCAGGTTCTGCCTTTGGTGGTGCTGTCGCTGCCTTTTTACCATACAATCCTTCTGCTTGATCACCACTTTTATCAAATGGTTCTATACCCATAGCAGTTATTTGCAACTCTACATTTTGTTCAACGCCATCTTGTTCTTTACTTTCTCTAACAGTTTTGACATATGCTATAGCTTTAATCATCATTTCACCACCAGCTTCTGGTAATTTTTCTATACCTAATTTTTCTAGTTCTTCTCTGCCTAAAGATATACATAAACCGTAGCTATACATCGGCTCATCGTACATTTCATTACTGTCAATAGGTTGTGGGTCTTTTTTTAGATCTATTAAATCCATTTGTTATACCTCCAATGGTGATGGTGAATTGTAACCGCTAAATTGATTAATCATGTCCATAGCATTACCTGCATCTACTTTACCTAACTTTGACATATTTTCAGCAGCCTGATTTTGTGCTTCTTGTTGTGCTGCTGCCTGTTGTGCTTGCGCTCTTGCTTGACGTATCTTTGCAACTTGTGGCCCTGCAACTATCAACGATGGGTCAACACCTAACATATCAGCATAACCATCAGCCCATGCATCAGAATCAAACTTATCAAGAACATCAGGTTTCATCTGTGCAACCATACCCATACTGTTTACATACCTATCTACACTGTTTGTACCAATAGCACGTTGCGCTTGTGCCAACATAGATACAAATTCTACGTTTAATTCCATGCCTTGCAACTCTTCTGGTGCTGGTGGCACTAGTCCAGCTTCTACCATCCTGTCAAAAGTTATATCAATTAATGGATCTAACAATTCGTTATGCAATCTTTCCAATACTGGCCCTAACATAAGCAGTTTTTCTTCGTGTCGTTCTGCTACTTCTGTTGCTGTCATGCGTGTATCAGTAGCATTTGCCAACATAAGAAACAAATCAGCATAAAAACTACTATTAATACGTCCACGCACATCTTGTATATCTCGCAATAAATGATCAAGATTTAAATTTACGTTAAATGCTGTCTCAATTTTGCCCTGCGCCCCATCAATAAACGTAACCCCACCCGGCAAACTATCCACATCTCTGTTTTTCATGTAGCTTGGCACTTGCAATGGTGGCTTTGTTTGGTAATCAATGCCCTGTGCCTTGCGTAATTGCTCATGTTGTAGCTGTTTTATGTCACCTAACGACTCCATACCCGGTGAATTGCCATAAATATCACCACCTGCAACACCCCATCTAGGCACAACTGCCGGAAATTCTTTAAATCCGCTTTCTCGTAGCACTTGATCGCCATCACTGCCTGTTTCAAAGTAACAAGACTTGAATGGCATATTCATATTGTCCTTTTTCTTGTAATCACGATCCCTATCATCCCTTGGTTCTATAGCGTGTACCAATGTAATCCAACTATCTAGGCTACCCCTGTCGTACAAGTTTTTAACAGACGTTGAACATTTGTTATATCCAAACTCTCTTACCACTTCTCCTACTGTTTTTTGAAATTCTCTGTACAAAGTGTTTACTCTGCCCTGATAATCCGTAGCTATTGCATATTCACCAATGGTTACAGGGTAATGATGTATAGCGTTTTGGCTATCGGGGAGGATAATAGAGCCAGCCGTACCAAATGCTCCAAGTTCTTCGTATATTCCATGTAATGTTCGGTATGTATTGGACTTTTGAAATACTAATTGCATACGTTGTGTAACATCTGCTAACCATAATTTGACAGGCCCATAGCTATTTAATTCTGGATCTGCCGTGCCTAACCTAAACCATGGTCTTGCAGGGGATGTAGCACCAGCCATCATGCCAGCACCTAATGTTCTTAACGCTCTTGTACCAGTATTGTCATATATAGAGTTATGTCTTCTATGTCCTTTGTTTCTATCTTGTTGAAAATAGCGTCCGTTTCTTGGTAATAAATATGTTGTAATTTCTTGCCAATGTGACCACCATGTAGCCCTTTCAGACCTAAGATGACCCCACCTAGTTATTAATTTTTCTTTTTTTGTTTTCATTAATTAGTTTCCTAATAAACTATTTCCACCTAAATTTAATGCTGAAGGATCTACACCTACTTGACCTGTTAATAAACTACCTCCACTAGCATCTCCTCTACCTCCTCCTTTTTTACTTTTACCTTGAGCTACCGCTTGTGCTACTGGGTTAACCATATTATCACCACCAGTTAATACTGTTGCAGCAGGGCCTTGGTTTGCTGCTTCTTCACTTCTACTTACAATAGCCTGTACTTCTGGTTGTTTTTGTACTGCTCTGTTGTATTCAATGTCAGCACGTTGTGCTTCTGCTTCTGCTTGTTGTCTAGCTTGTTCATTAGCTTTTCTTTGTTCTGCTAATGCTCTTTCTTGCTGTTTTCTTTGTTCTCTTGCACGATTGTTTGCTTCAATTGTTGCATAAGTTGTGGCTGCTGCTGTAGTTACTAGTGCTGTTACTACCATTGGTTAAATCTCCTTAGAATACATGATTTCTTGTACACCATATTTTAGTTTTGGTAGCAACTTTTCTAAAGCGGTGTTTTCTTTAGCGTGCCATAACATAAGTTTACAACCCTCAGATTTTGCATGATTTTCTGTGACTTTTATTAGACGTAAACCTAATCGTCCACCCCGAAATTCTTTTTTGACAAACAAAATGTCATTCTGAGCGATTCTTAAATCTGCATAATGCAAGTGATAAATCATTATGTTCATAGAATAACCAATACATACATCGCCCTGCATTGCTACATAGATAAATAACCAACCTGTTGCATCAAGTGCTTCATACAGCTTGTAATTTGGCTTTAATTTCATTACTTGTTTGTTACGAGCAATCTCTTCGTAATGCTCTTCAAATAATGAATCTCCTAAAACCTTAAATTCATCTAAGGTGCAGAGTCTAATTTCTGTTTTAGGTACTCTACTTTCGTTTACAGTAGCTTTACTATCATTAGTTACGGTCACACTAGTCATAAAAAATCTTTTGGTACACAATCAAATATTATATGTACTCTGTCTGTCGTGCCAACATTGTCCGCAGTATGTATTTTCTTATGGTTAAACCACCAAACCTCGCCTACCTCAAACTTTTGCTTTTGATCTCCGCAAGTTTGGTTACACCATTGGTTAGTTTTTAGTACAAGATGAAATCTTTGGTAGTGGTCTGCATACGTTCCTTGGTCGTTATGTTTGGTTACATGGCCACTAGGTTTTAAATTGACAATAAGTACCCTACCCATATCTTCTACCTGTAGTTTTTTTAGTATTGGTCGCATCAATGGCACTAATGCAGGTTCTAAATACTCCATGCATGGGTAATCGTATGATCCTGTATCCCATAAAACGTAGTATTGGCTCATTTTTAATGGCCCTCTAACGTATATCGACTCGGTATCTTTATGTGGTGACCCAGTAAATTGTTGCCTTACCTGTATTTCCTTCCATAACTCAGGTTTGGCATCTAGTAATTTAAGCAATGGCTTTACATCTAAACCATCTGCTATACGAACAAAGTTAGATTCTTGTGTATGGGTCATAATCCGCTTTCTGTGAAGCTTCTTTACGTCTTTTGATGTATATGTCCTCTGCTACTTTCTTGGCTACTGGGAGGGCAAAGGTTAGTGCTAGTGCATCAGCTAAATCTGGTGACCCTGCACCCTGCAATCTCTTTTTTATTTGATCCTTGCCTTCCAATACACGCCTACCCACATTGTCATACCAATAAATTGGTGTTGCTAACTCTTGTTTAAGGGCTACATCGTTTGGTATTGCACCACCTTCTTCTATCCATTGTTTCATTAACCACCACATCTCTGTTCTACGGTTGATGTATTGCTCTGGTTTCATTGCCTTGCCACCAAACGGTATCTCGATTACGTCATATGACAACTGCCTTAGTCTGTCGATTACACCACTACCAGCACCTGCATCACAGAACACTGCATCTGGTTTATGTTGCTCTATCAGATTGGCTACTCTGGACGCTAGTTCCATGTTGTCTATACCTCGATATACAACAGGCTTAAATGCTTGCTTGCCCTGCCGTCTAAACACTACAGATCTGTCATCACCAAACCTTGCTGGGTCGATACCAATGATTATTGGAAACAATTTGACATGGTCTGGTTGGTATATGCGCTTGGCTGCATCTTCGGTATCTGCCAATGCAATTAACTGGTCATCACCTTGTGCTGAAAAGTCACATAAATATTCTCTGGCAAACGATGTCTCACTCATGTCTCGTTTAAGACGAGTTACCTCATCAGGATGCAAGCTATCTGTGTCAAATACTGTGTATCTGGCAGACGTCCATCCTTCTTCGTTTACAGCCTTGTAGTACAACTCAGAGAACAAGTTAATACCTTGTGGTGTACCAATAAACAATGACCAGCCTAGACGATCTGATAGGGCTGGCTGGACTATGTCTGACCATAGCTCGTTCTTTATCTGAGCTACCTCATCTATCACACAGCCATCAAGTCGCATTCCTCGTAAAGCATCAGGATTATCACCTCCAAACAATCTAATGATCGCTCCATTATGTTTAAACCTGACCGACAGTTCACCCTCGTTTATGTCGATCACAGAGGTTCTACGCAATGGTTCTATCTTCTGCTTTAATCTTGCCCATGCAATTGCTTTTGCCTGTCTCAGGAACGGTGCAATATAAACAAACATGGCTAGTTCTTTGTCTGTCTTCATGGCCTTGTCTATTAGCTCCATGATCGCTAGTTCTGTCTTACCTGATCGCCTGTGCAATGCGTAAACGCTAAATCTTTGTTTCTTTATATGGCATTCTCTCTGCCAAGTCCGAGGTGTGTAATCAAGTGTTATCAACGTTTGCTCTACACCTGTGGAACGCCTGTTGAAATAGTCAGGTTAATATCTCCTTTTGCTTCTACCCCTACACGATCTCCATAACGCTGCGGAAACCACTTGGATAATAGTTTTAATGCAACATCACTTTTGGCCTTCTGGAGAGCCACCCACGCAGGGTCTATGCGAGGATTATCTCCTTCTATCATCTCAGGCTGTTCATTCATTATCTCCATAATAGAATCCGCAATCATATCTGATCCAACCTCACGCGCACGCACGAAGCGTTCAGTAAATTCCTTATCTTTATTCAACCAATTGTAAATAGTAGTAAAAGCAGGTTTACCTTTTTGTCTGCAATAAGCACGCAAAGTATTACCAGAAGAAATCCAGAACAAAACCTCTTCCATGATTACAGGATCAGGTTTAGCTAATGGCCTACCTAACTTGGATTGTTTTGTAGCGAGTTGCATAAGAAACACGTTTTTCGTAACGGCAAATTTGAGCTATATAACCACGAGAGATACCAAACATTATGGATAAGCAACCATAGCCAATACCATAATCTTCATGCAGTTCTCGTAGTGCATCAACTATCACCTGAGTTATCTGAGGATTATGATTTGGATGATCCTCTGCTACTCGATGACCAGAATCTGTAACACCAACAACAATAGTTTTTGGATTTACTGTTGCTAGTGTCATAAAAAATAAATAAAATTAAACATAATATAGAGAAATGTAGAGTAAATCGCAATATCTAGAATTAATTTGTTGACACCTGTTGGATTATATGCAACACTATGGGAGTACATTACTAATTTCTATTAACAATGCAAAGAATTAACAACAACATCGACCAGTACATTAACTGGAATGATCCAGACTCAATAGAAAACTATTGTCCAGAAGATCAATTTGAGTATGTACCTGATGATCCAACATTTAAAGATCATGTAGTTTATTTCCTACAAGATTATTTAATTGATCCAATCAGAATGTTCTGCATAAAACATTTCAACATTTTTAAATACAAAAAACCATACGGTGCTGATTGGTTAGATGAGGGTTAACAACCCTCTTTTTTTTTGCCTAATTACTTGATAAAACGTTGCATTTATGGCAATATATAGATATGGAATCAACTATTAAAACACCAGTACAATTAGCCATTGCTGAGTTCGGTGGGGTGCGTGCGTTGGCACGAGCCATTCATCGTGACCCAGCATCAGTATCTAAATGGCAAAAAGGAGATGGCACTATACCAACATCTATTCAACGTAAGCTGCTTGAGACAGCATGGGATAGAGGTATAGAACTATCAGCACATGAATTAATTTTTGGAAGAGAATGAATCAAAAAAAATTAGAAAAATTACAAAAGTTGTATGCATTGGCATCTAACAATCCAAATCAAAACGAAGCGATTGTAGCTGCACATAAATTTGTTAATGCAATAAAAAAAGATGGATTGCATATGACATTGTCAGAGCAACCACAGCCAACGCAGCAACAGATAGAACAAGCATTACAGGCAAACTATCAAAAAGGATTTACAGAGGGCAGACAGCATTCTTATAACCAAGGTTATCAGGACGGATACTATAAAGGTTTAAATGAAAACCAACAGCCAGAGTTAAGTCAAGAAACAGAAAGGGAAATAGCATCATCTACTCCTACTAATAGTTTTATTTATTATTCAAACGGCACTACTAGTTCAACAATAAAAATAGGAACATGAACTGTTACTGGTGCGATACTGACCTAATACCTAGTGGAGACATAGACATAGATGAGTCAATGCCACAGTATCCAAAATTTTCAGTATTAACTAATTTATCTTGCTTTAGATGCGGATCTCAGGTGGAAGTTTTAAAAAAAAGAGATGCCTTCGATTAACGAGTTTCTTGACAACTGTTGCATTATGTGCAATACTTATTAGTGAAGGTGTTATACCTTCAATTGTTGTTTACTAATTTCTATTAACAAACACTATGTCTACTATTAACGCAAAACTGGTCTACACAGACCCAAACATTGACCACAAGTTTACAGTTGAACTTGATAGGTCAGACATCAAGAGATTAATTTCTGGTTACAAAAACAGAATTAAACTTGGTAAGTTACCAGAACGCATTAAAGAGTACAAGTATGGACTCATGATTGATGCTTACAATACTGGTGACGATCTCAGGAAACGTGATCTCTACAAGATGAAAGAAGTACCTTTCTATCGTCACATGAGAAACCATTGGAACTATAAAGTTAAAAATGGTTATTACAACGAAAGTACTGGCAAGATTGAAACCAAGCAATTTCGCAATTGGTTTAGATACAAGCAGTATTATCTTGAATCAATGGAAGCATATTATGAATCCATGATTAAGAAAATCGTTCACTTTTCTGCATTAATTGATTACGATTGTTCAGAAATAGTTGAAGAGATAAATTCATCAGATAAGTTACAGCGTAGCCGTGACAATTACTGGAAAGAAAAAGCAGCAAATGCTCCTGATGGATGGGAGGACTAATGACAGATACCCAGAAACTACAAAGGTTGGCCTACTTGGCCGACCTTCCTTATTGCAAGCACACATCAGAGGATTGGGAAGAAGAACTCAGACTCGAATGTGAATTACAAGACCACCCTCAGTACATCTCTTTTTTAAACCGATGAAAAATTTAAAAGAAATTTTAGCTAGTCAAGACCGTGACACAATTCAAGAAATAGTTTATTGGACTTGTGTTGAACATGGCTTAGTTGATCGCAATGCTTCATGCATTCCAGATTTTTATTCAGTTGAATTTGATCTTTCAGTAACTATAAAGGAGCCACAAAAATGAGAAAATTTACAGTTACCTTTTATGCCAACAGCGAATACTCAGTTCGTGAAAGATTACAGGAGATAGATAATTCTATTTCTAATATTGTTTGGCCTTATCCCTCGAACATAGATAGTTCTAAAACAAGAACAAAAAAATTAACAGGTCGCATTGATGAAGAAAAGCAGTTGCATCTTACCGACTATGAATACAAGAAGGAAGATCCTACTTTTATGATGGGCGATAATTATGCAACTACTGGCAAATGGAAAATGGAAGTTGTGCCAGACCAAGACTATGTCGACTTTCAAAAGTTAGAGGATCTATGAAACAAACAACATCACAAAGTGCCAAGGTTCTGTATCACTTACAGAACTACGGCCCACTAACTGCCATCGAAGCGTTAGAACTGTTTGCTTGTTTCAGACTTGCTGCCAGAATAAATGACCTAAAGGAAGCAGGGCATAACATTCAAACAGAAATGAAAAGACAAAAGAACGGCAAGAAGATTGCTGTTTATTCAATTCCAAAAAATGAAAAACAAGGAGAACTTTTATTATGAAATTTATTTCGGTTAAAAAATTACCTTATGACATCTTTAAGTCAATGCTTGAAGACGAAGGCATATCAGACACAACAAAAACTTTTCTTAAAAAAGAAAGAAATGACAAAAGATTTAAGGAGAACTAAAACTATGACCGTAAAAGAAATTCCAATAACCAACAAACAAGATTGGTTAGAAAACAGATTGCTTGATGTAACTTCTACAGAAGTATCAGCATTGTTTGATGTCAACCCATACCAAACAGAGTTTGAATTGTACAACCAAAAAAAAGATAAGGTTGTTATTAACTTGGAAGATTCAGAACGTATGGCGTGGGGTCGCAGACTTGAAGATTCTATAGCTCAAGGTTGTGCAGAGTCTCAAGGATGGCAAGTCCAACCATTTGATGTATACATGAGCGATACAGACACAAGGATGGGTAGCTCGTTTGACTACAAGATTACTAGCAGTGACGAGTTAGGAATTATGGAAGTTAAAAATGTAGACGCAATGGTTTATCGCACGAAGTGGATTGACGATGGCAATGGCCATATCGAAGCACCACCTCACATTGAGATGCAGCTACAACATCAACTTCATGTAGCCAACATAAGTTGGGGATGCATAGTTGCATTAGTTGGTGGCAATACACAAAAGCTTATTGTCAGGGCAAGAAACAAAGAAGTTGGTGAAATGCTTGAGACAAAAGTAAAAGAATTTTGGGATAAGGTACAAGCAGGTACACCACCTGATATTAATTATCTCAGGGATTCTAGTTACATCATCAAAAGTTTATGTAATCAGGCAGACGCAGGTGTAATCCTTGCAGCAGATGAGGACATGGACAAACTAGTTGATGATTACTACGCCATCAACAGAGAATACATTTCACTTGGCAAAACAAAAGATTCTTTAAAAGCACAAATTCTAGAAAGAAGTCAGGGTGCATCTAAAATTGTTTCTAAGTACGGAACAATCAATTGCGGAATGACAAAAGGTAGTCAAGGTAAATACATTACCCAAGACATGGTTGGTACATACATCAACCCACGCAAAGGCTTTCGCCAATTCAAATTTAATCAACCAAAAGGAGTTTAATCATGACCGCAATCACACCATTAGCAGCTATGCACGGCACGCTTGAAAGCATGGCAGAAAAATTTACTGATGCATTGCCACCACAAATTGATGCAGCAAAATTTATTAGTGTTGCCAAAACTACTTTGACAATGAATCCATCGTTGCTTAACGCAGACAAGACAAGTTTGTTAGCAACATTTATGAAAGCAGCACAGGATGGTTTGTTGTTAGATGGCAAAGAAGCAGCAGCAGTTAAGTATGGCAACTCAATCCAATATTTACCAATGCTTGAGGGAGTACTTAAAACATTGCATAACAGTGGACTAATAAAAACTATTTCTGCTGAAGTTGTATATGAAAAAGATTTGTTCGATTACGAACTAGGTAGCAAACCACAGATTACACATAAACCATTGATTACTGGTGACCGTGGCAAACCTGTCTGTGTTTATTCAGTTGCTGTTACTACTAATGGCGGTGAGTATTACGAAGTAATGAACATGGATGACATCAACAAATGTCGTAATGCATCTAAATCTAATTCACATCCAAGCTCGCCATGGGTTAATTGGTTTGACCAAATGGCCAAGAAAACTGTCATTCATCGTATAGCTAAACGTCTACCCAAGAATGATGCAATCAATTCTGTGCTGACACTTGATGATGACACTGATTTTAAACAACCAGTAAATGTAACTCCTACACCTGAGAAACAAGATCAGCCATTGTCTAGACTTAAAGAAGCTATGGGTATGGATGATGCTGGTGTAGATAAAGCTAGAGAAGAAGTCCTTAAAAAATACAAAGGGGAGGAGTAATGCATTTTTACTCCTTCAACATTGGCGATTACATTAGCCATACTAAACACTTATCTGATTTAGAGGATCTAGCATACCGAAGATTGCTAGACCTCTACTACCTACATGAACGGACGTTGAACGAGGATGTGGCAACT